GCCGCTGTTCCCCTTGTTTTCTCGTGTTTATGCTGTTCCATTCTTGAGTAACCTTCGCCTTTACCGGGTTTCTTCCCGCCCGCGCTGCCTATACCGCCTACACCCACGTCGCCTGCATGTTCAGCCTGTTCGTTAGTTAAATCTATCTGCGCTTGCAGCAATTCAATCTCTTTCTCGTGTTTTTCCTTCTCGCGCTCATCTTCCACCTTCTGCCGCCGCTGTACCTCGTCGAGAAGCTCCGAAGTAACCTTAAATGACTCATCTCCGTACATTTCCGCGAGCTTCAAACAAATATCCCACGGGAGACCTGACGAGCGGTTATCGAAGTTCATTTTGCCCATTCTTTCGCCTATTTGAGATCGAACCTCGGTATTGGTGATCGTTGGATTATCAAACGTAATAGTCGTATAGGGCAGAGCGGAAAGAACGTCGCGATCTTTTCCCAAAGCGTTTATAACCTCCAGCATGGCGATCTGCCTAAGCTGAAGCGCGACGCTGCGATGGATATTCCTCACGCCTTCCCATTGTTTCTCCTGCGCCGCTGCGGTCGGGTCTCCTGACGCGAAAGCCCCGCGCTCGCATGAGAATAACGACTCTTCCGGCACATCAGCTTTACCGCCTAAATCCTGCCTGATAAGCCTTACAAGCGACGGAACTTCCTTAAAGTCCCGCGTAAGCGCCTTTATATCGCCTACCACGTCCATATTTATAGGATTATTTATTGAGGTCTCGCGGACTTTCGCTGTATTAACTAAATCAATATCTTTAAGGATGTCCCAGCCTTCCGTCGCCAAATAACTGTCTACATTAAGCGTCCTTACAATAACCGACATCTGCTGAATCATTGTCGGAATAACGGACATAACGTTGTTATAGTTATAAACAGGCTCGATCCAGCCGGGAATATCCGAAAGCCCCCAGCCGAGCGTCATTAAGACAGCCCAATAGCCGACCTGCTGCGCGGTATTAATCCTCGCGCATCTCTGTCCCGAAACATGAGCGCCTAAAAACGGTATATAATAATGTTTAGGCTCTAAAAAATCTTTCTCGGTAGGATTCCAGTTCGGTATATGCACACAGTTCCAGCGATCCAAAACCACCCAGCGATCTATGCAGCCCTTACCGATAATCCCATAACGCAGTAGTGTCTCGATAGGCAGATGAACCGACATAGGGCTGTCGCGGTTAAACATCGGAAACATAAGAGAACCCCCGTAAATAAGGCTGTTTAACAGCCCTTCAACGATTTTTCCCGCTAAATTATTCTTTACCATATCGTCACGGATAATATCGTGCTGCTTCGCGTCCAGTTTCACGTTCTTTATACGCACCCCGTTCAATAGGGGAGACTTGCCTTTTTTATTGATAATCGTTTCGGGGAGACCCTTTTGGCTGTAAATCGCCGCGGCTTCCTGCGGGCTGATCCATAAATTAGAAGTAATCATATTGCGCGTCGCAGGGTCCTGCCCCGGANNGCACTGTTTTCGTTACAGGCGTACTTGTCTTATAATTATTTAAGATAAGCGGAACTAATTTCGCGCTTCGTTCCTGAGCGTCTTGCAGCGTGCTTAATTTGCCCATAACACGGGTCATCCGCTCTTTCTGATAATTTTCTATTCGATTGTTTATTACTTCCTGCTTAGACAAAGGAAGACCCTTAAAGCTATTTGAGTGTATGCTAATCGCTGTATCGTTAAAGCTTGTTGAAACACGAGCGGAGTTAATCATTCGCCATATATCTCTCCACGGTACTGCCAATCAATCCTCCCGACGATAAGACTTTACGCACCTTACCACGAAATTTTGAAAAGTCAATACTTTGGGTGAAAAGTTTTTAAAATATTTTTACGCAGCGAAAGAGCCTTTATTAAAAGCCTCAGGCGATATTTCCGAATACACAGAGTCCAATTTCTTCACGAGTATTTCTTTATCTTCCTCGCTCCGCAGCGACGCTCGTTTATCCACGATCAATTTCCGTATATCGTCAAATCCCTGATACCTAGCTACTACATAAGTAGCTACATACCGCAGCCCGTCTATGTCGTGTATAGGCGATGACGGTCCGATTCCCTTCGGAATCTTATTATCCTTATCCCTCATGGCGATAGAGCACGCTTCAGCCAAATCTCTAGCTATCTTACAGATAATAAGCCGTTCTAAATAAAACAGTTTACTCACCAAGAAACACGAATCTTCCACGCCGGGACTCTTTTTACGATAAATAATCTTTATTTGGTACTTTCTCAGCTCTCTAGCGAAAGCCGCGAATTGGTCTTTAATGGTAACGTCCGGTATCCACAATATTTTGTTGGCTGGAAAATCGTGCCGTACAACCTTCGGCGCGTCCATAAGGTCTTGAAAATCGTAACGCTTTAAAGCGTAAAGCACACCGGCACGGACAACGTAAGCTGATCCGCGGTTGTACCCGCTATTTATGTCCTGTCCCCATAAAATTTCCTCGTCAGGTCTCACCTTCGTGTCAAGATCATACGAAACGTAATTCCTTTCCCAATCAAAACCCGGCAGCACGCGCCCTTTCGCTATAGCTAAAAACTTACCGTGCATAAAAACTTCTCGTTCTTCAGGCGTATATGTCTTTATCATATCTCGTACAAGACCTTGATCTAAAAACGGATTATCCTCTGTGCGCCCTCTTATCAGTAAAAACCCGATACCGGACTTTTTAAAATGATTATAAACGGCGTATAAACCTTTTTGCCCCTGTGACGTTGAAGCAAAGCAGATACACCCCGCGCGTTCACCGGGGATAATCTGCCTACAGCGCTCATTTAACGCCCTGGTCGCCTCGATCATTTTATCCGTAGTTAATTCGTCGGCTTCCTCAACGTATATTTTATAAATATCTAAGCCGAATATATCACCCGGATTTTCCAAAGGCTGTAAAATTACTGTTACAGTGCCGATTTTAAAAGTGTTATACTTTTTATTTTCTACGTACTCCGTACTGCTTATAGTCAAATACTGCCTGAAATAAATAAGAAAAGTTTTCTCTAAATGCGAAAGAGTGTACCCGCATACCATAAGCCGCGCGTAATCCCCTGCGCGATCTTTTTTCCCTTGAAGCCGTTTTATATCATTACATAACGCTATAACATCAGCCCTTGTTTTACCCGCGCCGTAGCCACAGCATAAGAAGAACCATCTAATCTCAGGGAATAGAAAAGGCGCTTGCATATAATGGCTTTGATGCGGCAGCACAACAACATTCTGCATAGCTAATTTTCCACAATCTCGCCGTTCTCAAGCACGGTAATATCGGGCGTATCGTCGTCAGGTACTTTAGTTTTCCCCTTAGAGGCTTGATTTTCCGCTGTTCCCGCAGGCACTTCTTCTTTCGCGCCTATAAGCTCGTCAAAATCCGCGTCATTAGAGCCCGCGCTTAGTTCAACCGTTAAAAGTTTTTCCATCTCCTCCCTTGTAATAGGAACATACATTAAATTAACAGTATTCTGCTCGTTATCACCCGGCAGTTTCGACAGCTCCGCACGAAGCTCGCGCTTCATCTGCGCTGCCTTAAAGCGCATATTAAGCATATCTTTATCGACGCTCGTTACTTTCTTTTTTGCCTTTTTCTCGCCGTCTCTCGGCTCGTAGTAATCATCTTCCTCATCGTCATCATCTTCGATAAGACCGCCCGCTGCGAGGTTTTCCAAATGTTCCAGTTCCTCGACTTCAGCGAATTTCAACCGAGCGTAGATATTGCGCGTCTCCGCTTGATATTCCAAATCACTTAAAATCATCGCGCGGAGCTTGCGGTCGGATACTTTACAATAGTCTAAAGCCAGCCCGTCGTTCAGTATTTTCTCATACGCTGCGACGCACTCGCGCACTAACCCACGAAAATAATCGGAATTGCTTTTATCGGGAGGAGGAGATTTTTCTTCCGTTTTCTTTTTCGGCATGAACGCACCATACCACAAAAATTCGAAAAGTCAATATCTGAGGGAAAAAGTTTTTAAATTAGTAAAAATCGGACGTACCTTGTACACGATACGCCCGATAATCTACGTTATACTAGAAATAAAACCTCCCTCTCCCGATAGATATTGAAAACCCTTTACACGCCGAGAAAAACACTCCTAACACAAAAACGACTATAAATCCCGTTGTACCAAGCTCCCCAAATCCAATAGCCGGTAACACCGCTGCGGCGATACATCCAAAGATCAAGCCAATAATAATACACATAGTATACCTCCTAAAAATAAAAACCTCGAAGACGCTGTTTAACAAACAGTAATTATCTTCGAGGTATTCTTGTATTAACCGGTCATATATTATATTTTAAAGACCAAAAAAGATGCAAAAATTTTTAGCGAATTCCAGCGTACTTTGAAGATTTTTTATAAATCCGCATCACATACGTTTAGTAATTATATTAAAAGAAGCCGCCGGGCGAATCCTACACCGTCGAAAGAATAGGAGGTCGTCAAAAAGACGCGCCAGATCGCCCGGCGGCAGTTTACACTATAACACAAAACACCTACAAAAAACAGCGGAACGGTTTAATTTTAACGCGGAATACCGCTAAATTACGCCGATTTCTTTCCGCTCTCATCATCAAAATTAACCTCCTCATCATCGTCATCCTCGTACACAAAAGGTTTCCGCAAAGTATTCGGCTCGTCAGGAGCTTTTACCTGCGGCGCTCCATCCCCGTCCGGCGCAGGTAGAGCGTTCCTTAAAATTCTATCCGCGATAAGCTGCGCCTTCCATTTAAGCCAGTCGTCATTTTGTATATTCATCCGCACGTCCACCGTAGCGCCAATTTTAGGCTCCATTCTATCAACGAAGTCTGAAAAATACGTGCCGATAAGATTTCCCTCTCGATTTCGTTTACACATACCTTCCCCTACCCACACGCCATTAGCGTCATAAGCGAACAAATGCTCTATGGATGTCCTGTTATCAGAGGCTAACATATAAATACGACCGCCTTTTTTAGTAGGATAAACCCTGCACCGCACAGGTATTTTATCATAACCGGGAAACGGCGCGTTTATAGCGCCTCTAGCGAGATTCACAAGTTCTTCAACCATTTTCTCAACATCAGACTTACGCACTAATCCTTCAGTTCGCAAAGCCCTTTGAATAACCTGCTCAGGATCATTCCACGCCTCCTCGATTTCAATAAGCTCGCGGCGTATCTTTTTTCCTATCTCGTTATCTTCGGCAAGAGCGAGTTCCTTTGCCATGCCTACAGAAAGAAGATAATCAATTCGGTTATGCCCGCCACGGTTTTCTTTTTTGCTTGCCAAATCTGGGGAGCAAAGTTGGTTTTCTTTTTTGCTCGCCAAATCTGGCGGATCAAGATTTTCACTATTATCAAGCGGCTCCGCTCTTATAGCGGAGTCACCCCGGTCGATTTCTAATCGAAAGTAATCAACGCCTTCAGTAAAGCCGTATTTCTTAATACGATCTTTAATCCAGTTTGAAAAATCTTTCCCGACTTCCAACGCCATGTGTAGCACACGAGCGTCTACATTCTGCCTTCCGTCCTGTACGATAATACTAATTGACTGTTCCATAGTTCACTCCTTAATAAAGTTCAGAAATCTTGCCCCTCCGCGCGTTTTTAACTGTATACTTTGTATACTGTCATTCAGGGTATTTTCAAAGATTTTCGGATCATCCTCATTCAACCGACCGCCGAAGCTAAAAAACTTTTGTTCTTCCATAACTCACTCCTTAATAAAATACAAAATATCTTAACAAAGTGCAAATGCCTATTTTTTCTAAAATTGCGCGGAAGCAACCGTTGTGATTGATCTCCCTCGTCTCAAGGTAAAAATCCACACAGGAAAATTCCCTAGCGGTATATATACCGCTAGGGAATGATCCGCGCTCCTTATTATTTAGCATAGTTTAATAATACAGGCTTGCGCTCTCTTAACATAACGGGTCTATTAAAGTCTATTGTACAGGTATCAATTTTGCCGTCTTTGTAGAATTCCGGTCTGTTTACGAATCGGAATATCATAGCGGTTTTTAATTCGCTGTTTGTCAACGGCTTAACATCCTGTAAAAATTTACGTGTTAAGCATATAAATTCGCCGAATTTGGTATTATCGCGCCCGATATACCGCTCATAAATTCGATATGCCGAATTCGCTAACTTTGAAAATTCCTTATGGATCAAACCTGCTCTCGTCTTACCGTCGGTCAATATCGATTTATCGCAAGTTGATCTTGCCAACTCCAGTAAATTATTTTTTGTCTTATTGGACTGATCAAAATACCATTGCTTGTACCATAAGGACAAATTAGCGTCTATTGATAACTCTCTATCGGTCGTATTGGTTATATCGGAATAATAGGCTTGATCTGCTAATAAACCGTTAATAACCTTGCCGATCGTCTTATCGCTCAATCTCGTCTGAGAATAATAAACCGATTTTTTATCGACCCTTTTGACGCTAATATCGTGTATTTGCCTATTACATACTTGCTTAGTTTCCAAGTATTCTATTGCCGATAACCACGATCGGCAAATTCCTTTGCGGATAATTGATTTTATTTGTCCGATTGAATAGTAAAAACAGGCTTCATCATAGCTGGCGATGCCGTTATTAGTAGCAAAATTTGCTATTTTTTGACTATGTGTCAATAACGGTTTTTTTCCACTTGCTATGCGAGCTTTGTTTTTTTCCGTTGTAGCTTGATCTTGTGTGTTATCATAACCATACAGTATGGCTAATGATTTAACACGTAATGCCAAATTTAATGGCATTGATCGTCCGTTCTTACTTATCGGCATTTGTTTGGCAAATTCCGATAAACCGACTAACTGGAATTTTTTTGTAGTTGTTAAGTTATTCATAACAACCCCCCTTAATAATTATTTACACTTTCGACGGTGTATAATAATATAATAATACACCTTATACTTTTTGTCAATTATTTTTTCAAAAAATTTTAAAAAATTTTTAACAAAATTACTTGATGCGCATCTAGTGGTTTTTAGCGGTTTTTTGTCTATTTTGTTATGTGATATATATTGTATATCACATAGCACTAGGCATACGCTACTTATTACCCTTTAGTATCTCTATGCGTAATAGATAGCGATGCGCTATTTTCGGATTCCTTGCCTTATGGCACTTATACAAGTATGTATACTTTCGGATTAAAATTTCTGTCATTTTTTTGATCTCCCTACATATATTATATTTTTAGTCGCAAAAAAGATGCGTTTTTTTCTCAAAATTTTTTACCTACTATATAGTATATAGTCATACTATATAGTACGAAAAAACCGTAAATTTGGTATCACGGGTATATCAAAAAAATCGTTGTATTTGATTATAGCGGGCATACAAGCGATTAAATTTACGTAAACGTTAAATTATACCAGTTTGTAAATTCGGCTTAACCATAAGCCGTTATACGCAAAATTCAAAAAAGCCGAAACGGAAAAGCAGAAAAGAAAATAGTTTTTCGGCTCGGTTTTTATTTTAGTTATAACTTAATTTTGGCGATATATTGTTTGTTTAATTTCTCAAAAAATAATTTATAGTGTAAATTCGGGTAGATCGTGAATTTTGTGTCATTTTGACATAGCGTGAAGGAAAAAACGACACACAATAAAATTTAATTGTTATACGACATATAATCTTAGTGTGTGCTATATAACTACTGGTATACACTAAGACATAAATTTTATTAGTGGAAATTTTGACACACTATCGGGCGTGTTCTAACTTTTTTATTTTAACGTTCAAAAAAGATGCAATAATAAATTTTATTTTTTATTGCATCATTTTTTATTTTTAACATATAATTA